TTCTCTTCGTTGTCTAGGTAGGTAGTGTGTATATAGGTAACGTCATTCTTGACTGTGTTGGTTCCTGCTTGAACTCCTCTATTCTCGAAGAACCTTTGATATATGAAATGCTCCTTTGTCGTAGGGTTCAATATAAGTATCACTCTATTGTCTTTAACTTTCGCTCTGATGGATAAGTCTATCTTGTCGAAGATATCCTCACTAACGAGTTCCTCTGCCTCGTCAAGCACCCAAGTAGTTACACCCTGCAATGACTTGAGGTTTGCAGTTTGGTCTCCTGATGAGGTCTTAATACCTTTAAAGATTATTTTGCTTCCTGTCTGTAGGTTTGTTATCTCATCCTTAGTGATGTGAAAGTCCTCTACTCTATCTAACTCCTCTAGCTTCTCAATGAATTCAGGGATAATAGATATGTGAGCAGAAGCCATTGTATAACGTGTAAAGAGTATAACGTGACCTGCCTCGTAGGTTAAGGCTACAAGTAATGAATTGACGCTATAAGACTTACCACTACCACGACCACCCGTCACAACGAAGTAGCGAGTATCATTGCCCAAAGGCTTATACTTAGAGTTAATCTGAATCACTAGTCTTTAAACTTAAATAGCTCTTTGAAGTCTATGTTAACACCCTCAGTTGATTTGATATCAATAGATGTCTCAGGTTTACCTAGGTAGTACTCAAGGAATAATTTACTTGCTTGAATGTCCTGTTTTTCGACTGCCTTGTTTTTAACCATTTTAAGCACCTCTACGACATCCTCTACGGTGTTCGCTTGTTCTAGGGCATCTCTGTATTGATTCTTTCTCTTATCGCTTCCTTTAGCCTTTGTCGAGTGTCCTTTATTACCGTTGAATTTTCTTTTATCCATGTTCTAATATAATCTAACTATTAGATTAACTTAAAACCCTTGAAAATGTTATGCACAAAAAAAGCCACTCTCTCGAATGGCTCTCTCTCTTCTCACTTCTTATCTTATTTATTTAAACTCTTTACGTATGAATCAATAAACTCTTTTTTATCCTCATCTATATTAAATACTGTTACCTCTTTATCTCCGACTATGTGACCACCAAGTGTATTTCTGCTATATGCTAATGCGAAGTTATTTGCTTGTTCATTTGTTTGGAATCTTAAAGTTGCTTTCATTGTGTGTGTTTTTGTTTTGTTTACTGATGTAAAGATACACACATTTTTTATATCTGCAAGTATTTTTTAAAAAAACTTTTATTTTATTTCAGCTACTAAGTATTACTACGTATAAAAAAAGGGAAGCTCTCACCTCCCTTATCCTATCCTAATCTATCCTATCCTCTTCGTATTCCTTGAATACCTTTCTTAAGTCTGCAACCATTGACCTCACGCATGAGGCACAATTAGACTCGGTATTCCTTTTGTTAAAAACCCTATTGTAAATCTTCAATAGTATTCTTTGGTCTGCGATACCTACGACTCTAGGATTCTTCTCAAAGAACTCTTTAAGTGAGTTGTATTCATCCTCGACTAAGCATTCTACTTTATAAGGAAAAACCTTATTCAAGAACTCCTTTCGCTTGTCACACCCGCAGTCATCTCCTAGAATAAACTTAGCTACCTTAGACACTCCTGTAACCTCTAAGACTTTCTCTACGGTGTCTCCTAGTCCTTGAGACTCTTTCTTCTCTTTAACTCTCTTAACTCTCTTGACGGTTGCTTTCTGCTTGTCCTGAGCTTTCTTCATTTGTTTATACTCTTTTGTTCTCTTATCCATAACATTTATTTTTTGCCCTGTCCCCGACTTACTTTCTTGTAAGCGTTCTGACCTTTTGAGGCGTTCTTACTATGTACTCCTTTTCTTTTTTTCTTAGGTGTTTCGAGTCTTCCACCTGATACAATCTTTGCCATTTTATTAATCTATTAATTCAAAATCTTTGTTCAAATAATCTTCGTAATCTTCTCCAACTTCTTCTCTTATTCTATACTTGCAATGCTTCAAGGTTGTGAAGATAGAACTCGTTGATATTCCTGTCATCTTTGATATAGTTCTCATTGACTTGCCTGACTCTTTATATAAGTTAAAGAGCATCTCATCGTACCAATGCCATTCACCTGCAACAACTTTAACCTTGTCGAATATCTTATTCAAGGCTTCGTTTTCTTCTAAGTCCTCTAGAGTATTATCTAGGTCTTTTCCTAAGTAGTCCAAGACATCTGCACTTACTTTGTTTTTGTTTGCTTTGTGTTTCTTAAAATCGAGAAAAAGGTTTCTCAATACAAAATACATATAAGCGTTCTTTACTTCACCGTTGTGAATCAATTGTTCTTCTTTGCAATACTTCATTATTTTGATGTATGCCTCTTGAACGATGTCTTCTGCGTAAGTAGACTCTCCAAACTGACGAACAACCTCAATGTATTGCTCATGATTCTCTGCTATTTTTTCTATCCAATTCATTTATAAGGAGATAAAAAGACCCCCGACTTGCAGGGGTCTAATTCATACTAAAACGGCATTTCGTTTGAATCGTTTGTTGTTTGGCTCGGTGTAGGTTGCTCTACGTTTGCATTAGGATTAACCCAGGGCTCTGAGAAACTCATACTCATCCACTCAGTCCCTTTTGCTGAGACTTTCTTCCATAGAGCTACTTCCATTTCTACTCCGTTTACTTTGCATTTACCTTTAAAATCAGGGTGATTCTCTGCCTTTTTGTTGTTTGAAAAAATTGCTCCTGAATTGTCTTTTTGTTCGAATTGTGACATATTATTTATATTTATTTGTTATTAATTACTTTGTTTGTTTTGCTAGAATATCTCGGACTAGCTCACCGATTTGCTCATCTGTTTTCTTTTCTTGTATCGCGTATCTCACCTGATGTACTAGGTCGATGTCTTCTATGATACTAGCCATGACTAATGAGGCTTCTTTTGGCTCTACATTTAGAGTCTTGTCGATACCCACTTCTACGGCTATCTTTTGTGCGATTTTTAATAATCTACTGTTTTGTGACATTTGTTTGTTCGTGTTTAATTGTTTGTTGATTCTTTACTTGTTCATTTACTAGCCTCTTCAAAACTTTCGTCTTCGCCCAATAGGTCCTTGTTCGGGTCTTTGTAGTGTTGTTAAAATTTATCATTTGATTTTTTGAATTGTTCCATCGGTGTAATGTATAATCTTTAAACCTGCATAGTCAATACCGACCTCTTGACCTTGTAGGTTATAAACGTTCTTAACCTCTTTAGGTTGCTCACTACAGTTAGAGTAGTAACCCTCCCATAATATCTCTGTAGTTCCATCGAAGTCTGTCTGAGATAGAGTAATCAAATGCTCTCCTCTCAAATCTAACCTACTCCAATACTCTCTTAGACTTGTTGAGTAACCCGATGCGGGTACAATAGTCTTGTTATCTTCGCCATTAAACTCACTAGAGTTACTAATAACCCCTTGAGTCGTAACTGTAAAGTGAGAAGCGTTATATTCTGAATGTGTGTACCAAGTCAAACCCTCACAGTCTAGGTTAGCTCCTCCGAAAACAACAGGCAAAGCGTCACCTCCTGAATATAGAGACCATGAGGGGATGTCGTAATAGTATAAGTACTCCTGAAAACAATTGTCATAATAAGTGTTAATACACTCGTTAGTAACTAGAATAAATCTAAACTCTAGGTCACCATAAGCCTCAATTAAATGAGTTTTGTTCTTGTCTTTTACTCCTGAGAATCTCGCTAAGCGAATCCACTCAACACCATTAACTCTGTATTGAAAGAACATGAAGTCTTGCTTCTTCTCTATAATACCCTCAACTCTATAAGATACCTCTATCTCTCCATTAGCTTCGTAAGTTGGTGAGTTAAGGAATGTAGTATCATTGTTCTTGTATCCGTATGTCCCTAACAAGGTTGTAGTCATAGCTCCGTAAGTTTCTACTCCTGCCGTGTTGGTAAACGTCCACTTGTCGAAGTCGTTTAATATATCTAACTGAGCCGTCAGGCTAGTCGTTAAAAAGGTTGCGATTGTTAAAATTAAATGTTTCATTGTATTTGTATTGTTTGTTTTTACTGACGTAAAGGTAACTCTTTATTTTGTTTCCGCAAGTAAAAAGCGAAAAAAGTTTTAATTAATTTCGCTCTCTACGTACTTCTACTTAGTTTCTTCTAAGTATATCAACCTATCTAGGTATTGTTTAGCCTTTTTCAGGTCCTCAATACCGTTCTTGTCTTTCCACCTTGAAACGTACTTTATAATATTACCCTCAAAGAATGACATATCCTTACTGTGAATGTAATCCCACGTCTCTACTCCTTTGGTGTAATGCTTAGGGTTCTCTACTCTACTCATCTTGCCTCAGTTATTAATTGATTAAAATACTCTTGACAAGCCATAGCCTTAGACTCCATTTCTATTATAGTCTCCTGACTCCTCTCTATCTCAAACACCTTGATTCGATTCTTTGCAGTCTCGTTAGAGAATGTGTGTTTGTTTCGGATAGCCATTTCGGTGAACATTAACCTTTCCTCATCGTTATCGTCAATATCCTTTAACGCATCTCTAACCTCTCTCTTGATAATGTACTCAGGTGTATCCACTAAACAATAGACTAGTATAGCCTTAGACTTGTTAGCTAGATGCATATATGTTTGGAGTTGGTATATGTAATCTTTGTTAGGGATTGAGTCCTTAAACATTGGGAATGTATCCATGTTAAAAGAACACTTAATGTCTATAACATAATCCTCTGTCAATATGTCAGGTGTACCCGTGAATAAATCATTCTCGAAATACTCTTCATTCTTAACTAAGAAAGGGAGGTCTTCTCTAACCTCAGAGAGCAAGTTGATACCGTCTTGTTCACACTCGTTACCTTTGTTAGTATACTTAGAATTAAACTCCATTCTACGCCCTAACACGTGTTCTTTAGCTAGTCCTTGAACGTAGCTCTTTGCTCCTACGGAAAGGCTAGCACCCCTAGAGGATGCCATTACCCTGCCTACTTGTGATGCTCTTAACTTCATATCTTAGCTACTTTTAATGCGTTAGCTTGAATGTCTGTAAGCATGAACTCGTTATGCAACCTCTCGACCGTATAAGTGCCGTTAGAGATAGCTTTAAGACACTTCTCGAACTGAGCTGAAGTCATGGTCTTCTTATCAGATACAACCGTCTCAACATGAGCATAAGTATTCTTAGGTGACTTCTTAGCAACTTGAACACCTGAGCCGTCATTGTCCACGTCTGTAACTAAACGTAAAGCACATGACAAAGCGTAACGTCTGTAGTAAGTGACACCACTACCGAAGCCTTGATATTGATTCATCCCTTTGAGAGCAACGTCAGGAATATAAGTGTTTGACTCTATACTCTCACCTGACTCAGTGTGAAATACAACCGTATTGATATAGTTGCCTCTATCATCTGAGTTGAGTAGTTGAGTAATACCTAAATCATGCTTTTCTAGTAATGGATTAATTATGTTAAAAATTGTTGGTAGGTCTGCATAAGAGTAACCATACCCTTTTGTAGCTTTGTGAATTGTTGGCACTTCGCTTTGAAATGAGGCTAAAGCCTTGAATAGATTTTTCATTGTATTTGTTTTTATTGATTATTAATTATGGTGTAAAGTTAACTATTTATTTTTGTTCTGCAAGTTTTCTTTTAGTTTTTTTATCTTTTTTTTATATTCCTCAGTAATATCACGTAGTTCTTGCTTAGTGTAAGTACGTTTTTCGTGAGCCTTTCGATGCAATTCAAACAACTCAAAACCACCTACTCGCTTCTCTATTCCTATCTGATACTCTAAAAGGTTACCATGTCTGTGCTTATTACAATTTACACACTGACCATGAATATTAGTTTGGTCGAATCTGACTGAGGGATATCGAGAACTCTCGAAGTAATGACCTGCGTCAAACTTACCTTTGAGTTCCTTGTCACATGAGATACATTCTTTATCCTTATCTCTTAACCTTATGAAGTCGTTACAATACTTCTGAGCTATCTTAGTCAAATCACTAACTGTTTGTAGTTCTTCTTTGAGTAGCTTCTTTTTAGCTTTCCACTCCTTATCCTTAACCTCGTCAGAGAACCTCTTTAGGCAATCGCTAGATGTACAAACTCTTTGTTTGGGTGCAACCTTTACGAAATCGGTTTTGCAATATTTACACTTCATTTAACTTCTCTTTGTAGGTCCATAATCTCTTCCTCTCTTTTATCTAAGGCAACCCTCAACTCTGCGTTAGCTTGTGCCAACCTGAATGACGTTTTACACTCTACTTGCCAATTCTCTACTAACTCACCCATGAAGTTCTTAACCGTCTGAATGTCGCTAAGTGAATCCTCTAGGGATTCTATCAAGTCAGTCCTGTTAGGGTTGTTTGTTCTTATCTCGTCTAGAGATAATTTCATCTTTGTCTCTATAGTGTTCAAGGCAATGCTTGACTCTAATTGTTTTAATGTATCCATTTTAAAAAGGTGTGTTTGATGTTCTTCTAAAGTTGTTTAATGCTCTGTTATCTATTGTTAATTGTTTAGGGGGTGACTTTCTTAAATCTCTCAAGGGGTCAACGCTTTGACAAGTAAACCCTCTCCCCTCATTAAACATAAAGTATAAGGGGTCATTTAAGTTTGTACACTCACCTCCTGTGTTTCTATCTTTAATCTTGTCTACACTTATCATGGTTTCGTACTTCATTTCAGGATGACTTACCAATCTATGTACTGTGAACATGTCATCACATCTATTTAAAAACGCTTTCCCTCCCTCAATCGAAGCCTTTAATGGTGCCCTTAGATGTCCTGCCCATACATGACCCTCGGGATATATGTTTGTTTGTCTACCCGATTCACTATTAGGATGAGAAGAAACGTATATCGTTTTACCTGTCTGATTGCAGAATTGACGAGTAGCATTAAGAAACTCATAGTTTCCTGTATAACTCATGTCTCTATCCAATGCAGTAAATGGGTCGATTAAACAAGCGTCTGCATCTGATTGCTCAAATATCTTAAACAAGTCTTGAGGCTTATATAGTTTTGAATTGTCCACAAACTCAAAGAATTGCTCTAGGTATGCGTAGGCTTCTTTTATTTCACCCATTGACATTTCCTTGAACGTCTTGCCTGTATAGAATTGTATCAAGTCCCTAAACATGTTACCTGATGTATTCTCTCCTGTGTACATGCAAAACTTAATTCCATGCTTCAAAGCTAAACATAAAGCGTACCAACCGAAAATGTAAGTTTTACCTACGTTATCATGACCTTGAAATATTACTAATTGACCTTTTTTAAACCTGATGTGCTTGTCTAGGTCGCATCCTATCTTTAAGCCTTGTTTTATTCGACCCTCTTTAAAGTCTTGTAAGTATTCTAAATTTGTTCCTTTTTGTTCTATCATTTTAAAATAGTTTTATTTGTTTGTTTTTATTATCTCTCATTTCTTTTATTGGTTTTAACAATTCAGAGTAACCACTTATCGACTCCCCTATATACTCATGGCAATATGAGGCTCTTAGCTTTATACTTGTATATTTATTGTTTATTGCTCCTGATTGTTTTCTAACCTTGCCATTAAATGCTGTTGGTTTCCATTTATCTGAATTGTTCCTATATTCGCCTAGAGCAAGATGTATAGTCTTTGTAAAATACCTAGACCCTATATCTCTAAAAACACCCCCTAAGAAGTTAGATATACTAGAGCCTAGACCCATACCTTGAAAGTCAGGCAGTACAACTATCCTACTATCTCTATAAGCTAAGCCAACACCTCTACCCACCTGTCTACCCACTACGGCTATAGCTATAGGCTTTTTATTCCAAGTAAACAATAAATACATATAAGCTTTATTTGACTTATCACTCATATAATGATGCTCTTTGAACAAGTCCCAAGTATCTGACTCGACTCTACTAACTTGAAGTTCGATGTTTGGTCTTGATTGCCGAAGCCATTGACCTTTCTCAAGTGCCCCCCCATTTTTTTTTGGTGAACAAGTCCAGTCAGGTGTTAACCATTCCATAATATCGTAATGACAAGAGGCGACTATTACCCTTTTATTGTTTCTCCTTAAGTATTTTTGCATTGAGTAGGACATCGCCTTGGCTACATCTCTATCCACAACGCTAGTAAACTCATCTATAAGTACAACTTCATTCTCCTTTGCTTTACCTATCAAGTAGGCAACCTTTGCCCTGTATTGCTCTCCATTTGATAGAGTTCTAAAGGGTCTTAACCATGTAGGAATAGACGAAAGACCGATGCTAATTAGTAGCATAGATGCCTCTCTTGGTTCTAACCAATCAAAGTTAGATATTAAAGGTTTTTCATCATCAAAAACAGGTTCTTTAATCTCGCCCATTCTTTTTAATATTGTTGACTTTCCTGAACCACTACTCCCATAAATTACACCTATGTTCCAATCAAAGTTCTTTGCCTCGCCTAGATTAAACTCTACCTCCACTATAGATTCCTCCGATTCCTGAACGTCTAGGGTGTTGTAAATATACTCGGTATACTTGTCTTTTTTAATTTTACTTTTTAATTCTATCTTCATAACTTATTTATTTTTTTAATCGTTTTTTTCTGTTTTTTAATAATTCGTCATCAGCCCGTGTTATCTCGGTATTGTTCCAATCTTTAGACGACCAAGTTACTAATCTTTTTTTAATATCAAAGGATTTTTGTTTCTCAAATCTCATTTTTGTGTCTTTTTTTCCTCTCTCAGTCCAATAGTCAAAGAATTGTCTTAACATTTGTTTGCTATATGTACCGACAAACTCTGCCATGTCATCCATGAATTCGCTTTCCCTTTGCTCTATTGACTTCTTAATAAGCTTAGGCTCCTTTTTAGTTGGCTCATCGGTCATTTGGTATGTATCGTAATTGTTTACCATTATAACACTACCTCTATACCTAGATGCATCTATACTTATCTCACCTGTTTTAACCAACTTGTTCAGACAGGTTCTAACTTGTTGAGGGGTTATAGCTAACTCTTCTGCTAGTACGTTTCTACCTGATATAAAAGAGCCTCTAT